CCCACCTGACAATCTTCTTCATCTACATCTACAACAATATATGCTTCAAAATTACCACTTTCATCCATTTTAATATTGTGTTCTTCTAAAAATGCGTTGAAATCTTCGTCAAAACTTTGTTGAGCCTTAGATGTTGCGGCGATATCCCAACCTCCATGAAAGCTACATGGTGCAGGGCACGGTAATCCAGTTGCTGAAAATACAGTTTTGTAAATTTCGTTCATAATATCTCTCCTTTTATATTTTTATTTTATATAGAACATGGGCTATACCCACAATCTTGACACTCTACACATCCTCCTACATGTAGCAAATATCCACCACACATAGGACAATTTTCTGAATCTTCTTTCAAAGAATTAATTACCAATGTGTTTATTTCTTCTTGCAATTCTTTTATCTTTTCAGGTACAGTTTTAGCCTTCTTGTCAGTTATTAATATACCACTTCTTTGGCAGTTGTTTCTATAGACAGTAATTCCTTTGAGTCCCATTTCCCAAGCATACATATATAAATCCATAATTTCCTCTACTGTAGTTTCTTCAGGTAGATTCACTGTTGAAGAAATTGCAGAGTCTATATATTTTTGTAATTCAGATTGTACTTCTATCCTTTCTTTATAGTTTAAATCCATAGCGGTTACAAAATAATCTGGCAAATCATTTTCTTTTGTTATATTGTTTTGCTCCATGTATTCTTTGACTATTGGTGTATAAACTTTATAATACACTTCCTGTCCATTTTCACCTAATGATTCTGATTTCCTCGTGTAAGAGTTTTGAAAAATTGGCTCCGAACCCCCGCTAACTCCTATCATAGTAGAAATCGTGCCTGTAGGGGCAATGCTTAGCAGCTCTGCGTTTTTTAGTCCATATTTTTCTATCATTGAATAAGTTTCTTGGGTACATACAAATTGTAAATATGGAGAAGATAACACTGCTTGTTTGTTGTAAAGTTCATATGTGCCATTTTCTTTTGCTAATAAAGCTGATTGCTGTAGAGCTGAATTAGCCATTCTGCTGAAAATATATTTAATTAGTGTTTTGGATTCTTTGCTTCCATATCTAATGCCCATTTTAATAAACATATCTGCCAATCCCATGACGCCTATACCAAGTTGTCTGTAATTTTTAGCACTTTCTTTTTGTTCTTGCAAAGGTAAATATTGGATATTTTCATCTAATATGTCATTCATGTATACTACTACATCTTTAGTATCTTGTACAAATGAATCTAAGTTAAATTCTGCCTTATTGCTAAATGGATTTTTAACATATTCGCTTAAATTTAAGCTTGACAGTAAACAGCTACCTCCACTAGGCAAAGGTTTCTCCTTTTATGTTATCGTAAAGGCTTTTTATCCTTTACTTCCAGAGGTTTCCCTCATACTATACGACTAGTCAATTCTAATCTGGAACGGCATACATTTTAACATAGTCTTGTAAGTAGATTAATAATTGTTTTCTACTTAATGTATTACAAACTGCATTAGCTATACTGCGTATATCTTTAATTCCTGTTTCTGATTCAACTAAATTAATTAATGATTTAAGTTTTGATGTAACTTGATTTTTAGGAATAGATAATATGTATTCTTTGTTAATGCGAGCCCAGGCTAAAGTAATATTTTTAATTTTAGCTGCTCTTAATCTGCCATTTTCTTTATTTTTTATTAATGCTGCATCAATCCCTTTTTGATAACTTAGCCAATTGTCGATATCATTATTTTTACAAAGAATAGAACAATACTTTTTATTTATTTGAGAATGAGTAATGGACATTTCTTTACCACATTTTATACAATGTTTTATAATTCTATTATTAGCATTTTTTTCTACCCAGATTTGTGTAGCTTTTTTTAAACCTTCACGCATTACTTTGGCATGTGCAGGGTTTTGCCATCTTTCTTTTGTTTTTTTACCAATTTTACGAGCTACTTCTGGCGAGCGAACAGCCGTCTCTCCGCCCTCTCCTAAATTATAACCTATATCTCTATTATTAGATTGTAATTTTTTTATCCAATAAATTTCTCTTTCAGATAATTCATTTTGGTTGGTTTTCTCAATTAATTCTACTTTAAAATTATCTTTGCCATATTTTAATAATGAATTATGAAAATAACTCATGCTTTTGCCTAATTTTCGTTCAGACATGGCTTCTCTGAAATGTTGATTAAAACGATATTCAATAGAATTAATAGTTTGTCCAATATAATATTTATCATTAATTAAATTAGTAATTTTATAAATATTTGCTATATATACATCACCACTTTTTTATAAATTAGACTATGTTTCGGGCACTCGTGGGTAGATTATATTTATTCACTACCTATGCTCTACGATGCTTTATAGCCTTTCGCAATCTATAAAGTTATCTCGGTATTAGCGTAGCACAATCATTGTACCTTAGCCTTCACCGATATTGCCCGATGATTTACCTGAGGCAAGCTTACCACAAACCACAGGGATTTGTACTAACATACTTAAAATCTGGGTTTTCGCTATTAATATGCCAATCTTCTACTTTCTCCCAAAATAGCATACCAGGCTCTCCCATATTCCAATTGTTTTTAGCTATTAAATACATCATATCTTTAGCATTAGCTGTTTTTTCTATTATTTCACCAGTATCTTCAACTTCAAATAACATTGTCCATTGTTTATTTTTTTTAACAGCTTTCATAAAATCATCATTAACCATTATACTTATATTTGCTTTTGTTACTTTTTCAAGGTCTGTTTTTAAATTTATAAAATCAATTATATCAGGATGGGTAATAGGTAAAGATAGCATTAATGCCCCTCTCCTAGAACTTTGACCTATCAATCCTGTTGTCACTGAATACAATTCTGCAAATGATGTAGAACCTGTTGTATGTTTTGCTGCATTATTAACCCTTGCTTTATTTGGTCGTAAATTTCCCAAGCTAGTACCACAACCTCCTCCATATGAATACGTTCTTGCCATCTTTTTAGCTGTATCAAATATAGATTCGAGATTGTCTTTTGGAGGTGTAGTTACAAAACAGTTAGAAAAGGTTACCTTATAACCCTTTTCGTTTAGCCCTTTCCCTGCCAAAATTCTCCCGGCAGGTAAAAATTTTCTATCTTTCATTAGTTTTTTGATTTTATTATTTCCACCACTAACTCTATCTAAAAATTCTTCAAAAGTTTCATCTTGAAATCTATATTTTTTTTCATATATATCTCTTTGTAATTCAGTCATTTCCCAGCCTTGCTCTCTTATCTTACCTCTTTCATTTCTATACAATATGTAACATTTAGCTACATCCCTTCTTTCACTTTGCATAAGATAATCTTCTACCAAATCCTGTATATATTCTACGTCAGGAATAAAATCCAAATCTTTTACTTCATCTTCTATATTATCAGCTATATCTCTCGACAATTCATAATCAATACCGATATCTGTTTCGTCTGCTGCTTTGTTGATAGCGTTGAATATTTTATCGCCGTCAAACTCCACTGTATCACCTGTACGTTTGACTATTTTCATACAATTCCCCCTTGTGTATTATATTTTAGTTTTGAAATAATGTAGTCATAATTATCTTTGATATGTGGAATAACACAATCTGAACAATCTTTGATACCATCTTTAGTATATTTGAAATTGCCACCGCATTTGTCTCCCAACATATACAATGGGCAAAAACAAAATAGACAATTAAAATCTTCTACATTTTCTATATCGTGACATGGAAAAAATTCACATTTGGTATTTTGCATGAATTTATAATTTGTCATCTGTCAAATTCCCCCATTTATTGTATTTTAAATAATCCATTGTAAAATATCTCGTTACAAGGACTATCTATACAGTGTCTACCTGCTTCAAAATGTTTTAAAAAATCATGTATATCCATTGCCTCTTTTCTACTTAAATCTACAAATTTAACAATATTAACTTTACCTTCAATGCATATAACCGCCCAACTTCTACCATATGGCTGAACATCAGTGCCAATACTTACTACATTTTTTACTGTATTGTGAAGTACATTTACTGATTCTTGAAAATGTGATATATCATGTTCTAGTGCTATTCTTGTGCTATTGTTTAGGCTATATATAAGATTTCTCATAGATTTAAATGAAGTATCATTATTATCAATGTGGTTATCTAATAAGTCAACTAAATCATTAATACCTAAAAATTGTATTAATTTACCTTTTAACCATTGTTTTAATTTATTCATAATTATCCCTTCTTTGAAGATGATATCTTTGTAACAGGCAGGGCAATATACCCTGCCCATATTAGCTTATTCTTCGTTAGTAACTATTGTAGGATTCATATTGTTGTATTTGTACCAACCATGCTTTTGTCTGGCTTGTACTTCTAAATATCTAACAAGTTGCTCGGATATACCCTCTGTCAACTTCTTATTTGCTTCAGCTTCAGCTTTTGCATTTATTTCTTTTACTGTAGCCTCCGCCTCTGCTTTAGCTATTTTAGTTTCATTTTCAACTT